AGATGTGAGAGTGGTTTTAGTCATTTCAGTTTCAGTTTGAGTGATTGAAGAGATTGCTTGCGGGATTTGATTTTACCCTTACACATACCCTTGGTTCGTTTATGCTTACCAGAGTTGTGTTTCCAGTTTGGAGTGTTCATACTACTGATGCACTTTGAGGGGCCCAGTAAAATTGATTATACAAATGTTTCAACTTTCACAATACCCTTGTGAGATTTGCGTTGACCTCTTCTAACAGCACGAATATGTGATGGATTGTAATCATTTTCATACGCCCAAGTATCTAATGAATAAACTTCAAGAATAGTCCCATCTTTGAATGTAAGTTTATGATGTTTTGCAGTAGAGATTTGTTCTCCATTTGCAATAGTTTTGTCTTTATGACAAGATTTACATAATAACTGACATTTAAGTGCTTCTTGATAGCATCTATCAAATCCGTTACTGGTAGCTAAAGTTCCAACAGCATTTACTTTCGTTGATGGGTCAATATGGTCAAAATGCAGATTTTCAGTTTCACCACATAAAACACATTTGTTCCCAAATGCTTCACGCAGTTTCTGCATTCGTTTGAGATATTGAGAAGTCATAATGGACAGGCATTTATTTTATTTAGTAAAATAATAACCTGTCCATCAAATAAGGTCAACGACAGTATAAGTATTGCCCGCTCCAATCAGCGTTCTCCAAAAGCCATTCGCGGTCTTTAATCAAACGCAAATCGTAACGAACACCTTTCGCAGGAGCTTTCCAAGATGCAGACTTGTAAACTTCACCAGTTTGCTTGTCTACAAATGCGTGAACAGAACGAGAACCATTTGCGTTCATAATGATTTTGTGATACTTTCTACCAGTCTCAGGGTAGAACTCATAATCACAAATACCCTTGCGAAGTTTATCAATACAAGCGATGTGATAGTGTGCATTTTCACCCTTTTCAACAGCACGCTTGTGTACTTTAATGCTGTAGTCAATAAAGTTCTGACGAAGTGCCTCACACAGAGCGTAAGTGTGACCCAGAACAGCAGTAGCAATATCTTGCCGTGCTTCAGCAGCGGCAGAGTATTCAGCGAGAGTGATAGTCATTTCAGTTGTGCTCATACTATGGGTGCAGTTTGAGGGGCCCAATCACCAAGTTTTAGCAAGATTAAAGTTGGCATAAGAGAAACATTCACGATTGACCAACTTAAACATACCAAACTCATTCGTCATAACATATCCTTCAGCATCAATACGATTGTATCCGATATAAGCAGCAGGACCATCATTACGACAGAGGAACAGGCAATCGTCTTTGATTGATTTCACAAGACACCACAAACGAATGAGGTTAGGGTCACAATCAAAGTCATTCACATTCTCTACAGTAATCTGCTCTCCTGCACGAATAAAATCATTCAGTTTCTTGGTAATCTTTGCTGCTTCCTTGTTAGAAACAAACTCACACATCGTAGACATTTGACGCGCAAATGCACAGACTTCTTTTACATCAGCGAAGTATTCTTGTTGATGGACAATATAAGCATCAGGTTTCACAAACTTGCAGTAAGGTGTATCGGTGATGCTAAACTTCATCGGATACGCTACTGCATCACGCAAATCATTCTCTGCGATGTAGACAGTATGAGGAGCAAGAATGATCTCCTCATACACTACTTCGGAGAACTTGTAGGTGATAGTATTTGGTTTGTACTCATCACTACCACCAAAACCAATAAAGTCTGCTTGAATGATAGCATTTACACGCGGCAGATAGTCAAAGCAAGCGTGAAGAATGTTTGCTACATTTCCTTCGTGATTTGCATCAATATCCTGATGCGTTTCGTTGATTTTGATTTTAACTTTATTGAAGACACTTTTGGTGCCCACGAAGAAATTACCAGTCGCAGGATTGATACCAAAAACTACTGCAGGAGCACCATCAATCTTTACAGACAGGTCGCCAGCAGTTACAAACCAATCCAGCACAGACAAATCGCCCGTGAGGATGCTATCTTCTGGATGTTGCAGATGAGTGTTCTTCATACTATTGATGCACTTTCAGGGGCCCTAATTGATAGGAAGTCGCGCTTTAGAGTTACTCTTGGGAATGTCAAGTTCTTCCATTATGATTTGTTTCGGAAGAAAGTTCCAACAATAATAACTGCTACTGAACGTAATCTTGTCGTTTGGTCTACCATCAGGACTGTGAAACTTCATACGCTTATCAAACATCAACAGTTGCAAATCCTTGTCTTTAAACAACTGCTTCGGAGCACTATCATTCAACCAAGTATTTGTCATAATGAGAGCAAATGGTTTGCCAAAAGATAATGCTCTCTCAAAGAACTTGCGCTTGTTTGTGAATGGTGGATTTGATACAATTACATCCCATTGAGATGGTTCATAGGTGAAGAAGTCTTGATTATACTTAATGTGTGTAAATACAACCTCATTCTGTTTTGAGATTTGCTTGACAAACTCACTGTCAATAGTATCAAATGGACACCAAACAACTACATTTTTTGGAATGTATTTCAGAATGGGAGCAACAGCATAGTCGGGTGTATAACACTCATCGTTGTTACCTTCAGAATACATCAGTTTGCCACTATCAAGAGTCATACAATTTGTGTTCCGTATTGGTAGATTTCTTTCTTAGTTAGATTACCAGAGAGACGGGGATCTTTGTGCTTACCGTGAATCTTACGCTCCCAATCTTTCTTGAGTTTAGGAAGAAGAATCATCAGCACATCATCACCAGTAAGTTTCCAAACTTCTACGACTTTTCCACCCTCATATCGGGCAATGTAGTGATTAGAATACTTACCAAGTTTCTCCTCAATCAGGTAACGTTCTTGCTCTTCCCAAGTATCTTGAACACTGATACCATTATACGTCCCATTGATAGAATTGGCAATGGTAGATTTATACTCACATTCACCATCATTATCTACAGCATCTGCACCAGAATAGGTATCAGCAACTTTATGTCCAAGAATACCAGCAAGATGTATCTCACGAGAGCGAGCATAACTGAAAGGATCACCCCAACCTTGTTGTTCACAAAGTTGATACATTTCCTCAAAGAGTTGTTGAAACTTTTGTTCTGGTGTCATTGTGTTAAAATCTCATAAAAAAGGGGACTTGTAAAGTCCTCAGGTGTCACTTCAGTTAGTGGCATACTTAGCGCGGATTTGCTGATACTGAGTATCAAGATAATCCAGCACGTTCTTCACATAAGGAGCAATAGTTTGAGTAAACTTGCTCACATCTTCACTAAGTTTGTTCACTTCATACTGATGGATTTGCCAGCGAACTTTAATGTCTTGGAAGTATTGATCGCGGGTGATGAGAACCTCAGGAACTTTCACTTCGGGAGCAACAACAACTTCAACAGTAGTTTGCTTGCGAGCGCGAGGCATAGAATAATAAACGAATGGAAAAAGTTTAGAGGGCACGGTAATTGCTTTTACCCCAACCGCATATCCCCGCTTCTAGTTGTCGGGGTGGTTGGGAACCGCCTTTTGTTCTTCCCTCTGTGAGTTGTGCTCACACTACTGATGCACTTTCAGGGGCCCAATTTCAATCAACAGGCAATTCTGCAACACTTTTACCTTTCTTGTGGTCAGCAATGAACTTCTTTGCAGATGCTTCGGTCCTGCAGACTTTGAGTTGCTGACCGCGATAAACTACCATCAGTTCTTTACCATAAGGTATAGCAGCATATTCTCCACAACCACTCACAAATCCCATCAACATACAAGAAACCTCCGCTCATAATCCAGCAAGTCTGATGGTGCTGGAATAATGTTGTCATCATATTCTACAGCATTTTCCCATCTTGCGCCAGTTTTCTGATACAATTTGATATTAAGATGCTGATACTTGAGATTAGTTGGAACATAAACTTTATAGTCAATTCCATCATTCTCTGTGAGCATACTCAGTCGCTTATTCTCATCCTTTGTGACTGTGATTGTTGAACAAGATAACCAAAACAAGTTCTCAAAGATGTCATAATCGGTGAGATATTTGTTTGGATTGTCCATAATCATCCGACCAATGAATTGTGGGGACAAACAATGGTCGTGTGTGCGTTCTTTTGGATTATCTTTTGCTGCTTCACTTATCAATCCAAGATGATTAACCTGAGCACAATCGAAGACACCGATATAATAAATGCGTGTGATTGGTCGGAAGAAATCAGGATCTCCCCAGTTGTCTATATTTGAACTCAGTGAGTTAAATGTAGTTTGACAGTATGCTTTCCAGTTCTTAGACTTCATTTTGAGAAAAATCGTTGATTTGATTGTGGTGGATGACCTAGCATATCCTTGCAGTAGAATTGCAGAAAAATCGGGGTTTGAACCCTGATGGAGACTGGGTTCTCAGTGGGTCTCATTTGAGATTTGATAGGTAATGGTGATTTCGTCTCCAGTATTAACGATAGACTTTATCGAATAACCTCTCAACAATTCTTCGTGGTCATAATGTACCCTCCCCTTAACAACGTGACATTTGTGACATAAGAGTTGGCATTTTTCAACTTCTAGCAATAATAACTCATATGGTTTTTCTATATTTGTACTGATTGTAAATGACTTTTGAGACCTATCAATGTGGTCAAACTGCAAATTATGGGTTGTTCCGCAACCCACACATTTGCCACCCAAATGCTCTCTTAATTTTTGTTTCTTTTCTCTTCTTTCAATTCTTTTCTTTTCAGTTAGTTTTTCTCTATATTGTGGTGCTTGATTATCATACCACTCATTTTGATACTCTTTTATTTTTTCTCTGTTCTTCAATCTCCATCGACGTTGATATTCTCGTCGCGTTTCTGCATCTTTGTGTGCCATAGTTCTGTTGCGGGGGTAATGATATTTATAGCATAAAAATGGGACTTACGCAACCTTACGCCCCCGCAATGTTGCTGCCCACACACTATTTACCTCCGCACTACACTATCAAGCATCTCACCTTTCTCAAACACAGCATCAACAACTCGCTGAAGTGCTCGCTCTGTGGATACTCCAACTTTAGAATAGACAGGCACCACACATAGACCCCAGACCTTTTCTTTGCCACCAAGGCGAAGAACACGACCGATAGTTTGGGTCATTTCAATCACATCCATATTACGAAGAAAAACGACCGCCTCTAATTCACTGACGTTAATTCCTTCACTCAAAATAGAGCGATGGAGACAAACAAACTTCTTGTTAGGGTCACGACCCCAAGAATTGAGCGTGTCAAAAAATACCTCACGGTTCACTTTCTTACCATCAATAATCGCTCCCGTTTTTGAGGTGATGTAAAGGTAAGAATAACCACGTTGATGTAGTTGATCAGCACAGTCAGTATGTGACATCAGGTTGATAAGTTGCTTCGCAGACTTAACACAGACCAGGATTTTCTTGCAATCAATGTCATCAAGAGTTTCAGTTAGATTGCTACTATCACACTCGGCAGTTACCTGCTTTGGTGCCAACACATCAAACTTCTTCGCTACAATTTTAGGAGCAATAATGTATCCTCCATCAACAAGTTCTGGAGCAGAAACACGGCAGATGATGTTGCCATACACATCAACATCGTTCATTCCAGGTTTAGAAGGAGTGAGAGAAGTCTTCCTGGTAGCAGTAAAGAAGTAGCAGCGTCGTGCATTAGCAGAAAAGTGCTCAGTTGCAGGGAAAAAGTGACGCTGAACGCTGTTATGTGCCTCATCAAAGTAGATGGTATCCACATCAATCTCTGCAACAGCAAGACGCGACAGAGAGTTGTAGGTGGTTACAATCAGTTTGTGATTGTCGGCATTAGCATTAACCCAGTTGTAAATCTCACGCGGGCGAGTAGAACTTTCGTGATGCGTCTCACCACTGTGAACGTGAAGTACAGCAGCGTTAGTGATAAACTCCAGAAACTCTGCAGAGAGTTGCTCAGCAAGCAGAATACGCGGAGCGACTACAACAATGGTCTGCGGAGTTTCTGACTGGAACTCGCGCAGAGCATCATAAATCATTTTCAGCGTCTTACCACCGCCAGTAGGAACGATGATCTGACCTTTAGCATACTGTTGCATAGCAGCAACAGCACGTTCCTGGTGAGGTCGAAGTTGAATGTTCATTGGTTTCATCATCTATCAATACAACACTTTCAAGGGCCCACTATCATTATTCAGTCATTCCCATAACAATGAGAATACCAAGAATAATTCCGATAGGAATAGCAATATACCAGTAAGTTACAAAAAGATAAAGAACAAATCCAATTCCAAGTAACCACACAAGTCCTTCACTATCACCAGAACTAATTGAAGAACTTGTGTTGTTAGAGGAAACTTTCCTCAGATTTGTGATTGATTGTGCTCCATATACACGCTCAAGTTGTTCTTTTGCGCCAGATGATGTTGATGCCTGAACTTCTAATGTTTGGCGTCCAGAATTAGAACCCAACCAACATTCAGCTCTCCAAGTTGCCATAATAAATCAGTTGTTGTTTTTACACCCATTCAGGTAGTCAAGTACTTCTTGTATTGTAGCACGACTGTAACCAGTTGCATACTCAGGTCTTTTTTCAACTTCATTAGAAGTATAATCAACTCCTTCACATACAGAATAACCTTGTTGAAGGGCTTTGATAATGTGATTGAACACAGAATCAGGGATTTTAACGTAACTCATAAATTGATAAAAGATAAAAAATTGAGAGTTAATTACTCACTGAACATTTGGTCAAAGAGAGAATCTCCATAAAACTCTTTAAGTATTTCTTCGGACAATTCTTCAGGAGATTTGTTTGATCGTGCCTCAATCATTGCCCGCTCAATTTTCATATCAATCGGAGAGACAGTGCTGTACCAGTTGCCTCGCGAATCTTGCCAAAGCATTTTTTTAGATCAGTGCCTATATTACTGATGCACTTTCAGGGGCCCAATTATATTAAGTATCTGGACCAGTGTAACGATGCTTAAGTTCGCTTTCTTTCTTCTTACCAGTTGCTTTCAGCACTAAATCGCGGAGTTTCTGTTTACCTGCTCTTACAAGTTGCTTCTTCTCTGCTTTAGTATATTTACCCTTAATCATATGGTCTTCAGGATTTCTAGAACTAGCAAATCTATCATCGCTTGGTGCTGCTTTTGCTTTCTTTGCAGTGCCTTTCGATAGAAGTTTTGTTGCTTGACTTTCTAACTCTTTTGCTTTTGGTTTTGATGCTGGTGCTTCACCACCACCTTTCTTTGCTGCTGCTCTTGCTTTTGCTGCAGCTCTGCGTTCTGCTTTTACCTTTTCAGCATAGGATTGTTTTACTTCAGCACTTCCACGCTCTTGTTCTGGTTGTTGTTGACGCTCAGATGCTGTTCTTTGCTGACCAATATCTTTGCGTGGTTTATACTCAGAAGGGGCAGTTTGGCCACCGCCCACTCTCTTAGTTCTACGTCTTTCTGGTGTTGATTTCTTCCTTTCAGGAGAAATACGACCGCCTGCTCCCATCGTTCTGATTTGGGAACCAGACATTATCTCCTTATCATATGCTTCGTTAGTATAACCTTTAGAAGTTTTCACGTTGTACTCTTTCTTTCCAGGACCAATATCAGCAATTTTATACTCTATTGGTTTTTGTGGATTTACCTCAATTTTAACCTTTTTTCTTGCCTCACTAATGAAGTCCTGGAAAGTTCTCATTGTTATCTAGAAACTCTTTTTAGTATTTAGTTATCAGTATCCTTTGATCTACCTTTAGACACAAGACCTGCATCGTGAAAGTATTTTACACGCTCACGCCGAGCTTGAAGTAGGATTTGATATTCTTCTGCCTGCGAAGAAGTAAACTTAAAATCTTGGCGTCTCCAAGTATCTTTAAGTTCGTTTAGATGAGGCAGCACATTCACAGTTTCAGTCATTTGTTCAGGATACAGTATTTTCCGTTTCGGTGGTAGTTTCAGTGGACACTTGCTTAGGCGTCACACGAACATTGTAAGGACTATTGAAAAACCTACGGAAAGAAGTAACAACAATCAAAAGTGTGGACGCGACGCCGATCAATCCAAGAAAAGTTACAGCGTCGCCGCTGAATGTGTACGTGTCGGGGGTCATAATCAAAAATCGTGTGTAGAGTTCAGGTATTCGTTGAAGGATTTATCGTCAAACTCTTCGTCGATAAAGATGTCATCTTCTTCGACAAAGTTGAAGTAACCTTCTTCTTCAATTTGATAGTTATCGTTGAAAGGATCCATTTAAGAATGGTTGCTTACATTACTGATGCAGTTTCAAGGGCCCAGTAATTATCTGGACATAATAGACTTTATTCTTGCTTTCTTTGCTGCTACTAAAGCACCCAATCTTTTGCCTGTAGAGATTGCCGTCCAAACAGACATCATTATTTATCAATAACACATTTGATTACTTTTGGAGGAGCGGGAAATATGTGTGTTCTTGCTACACCAAAAACGATAAAACAGTTGGTGATTAAAATGGATAGAAACATCAAAAGACGGATAAAAGCAACTTTATCCGCCTCCTTATCATTTTTACCTTCCTTACTTCCTAATGCTTTAGCAAGCAATCGCCAAGCATTTTTCTTCTTCTTTTTCATACACAGATTTTCTTGACTTTACATACACCAACTCTTTCCATTGACTGTGGTAACATAGCACCATCAAACGATCATTGCGGTGAATTTTACACGCCTCATAATTTTCTTCATCTTTTGGTTTTACGCCAATTTCAATAGTAATATATTCATCGCCCCTAAAGTAGACCCAACCCTCAACTCCTTTTCCATTGTTCCACACAACATAATCATTGACTTGAGGTTCGTATGTCATAATAGTTTATATCCTTTGTAAGACTTTAGTTTTTTAGACATAATATTTTTCATTGAACCATAATTTACATCATTCATAATACACCAGTCTCTCATACTAATTATGGTTTCTATTTTACCACAAGGATGTTGAATAGTCCATACCTTACTTGTTGCTTTTTTTGAAGCAATTCTACATTCATCACTAAATCCATTGTTTGGTTTTAATGATGCCCCAAATCTAAACAAATGCACTCTCCAAAGGTGTTTGTTTGATAGGCATAGATGTGTAGTCTCTCGTATCCTTAAAGTCCACAACTTTACCAACTGTACTACTATTTACAGGACTATAGAACTCACACTTTTTGTATGAGTAGAACCCCCAGATGGTGCGGGTAGATTTGCCCATATTGTAATCAAACTTGCGGTGACAACGCAACCAAATAGAAAAGACACCACGTTTGAACTCTTCAATTTCATAACTATAACCTTTAGGTGCTTTGTGAGTGAACTTTGGAATGAGATCAACAGAGAGTTTCATCAACAATCGTATTCTTTTGAATAAGACAGATACTTAATTTGTTCTTGGAGTTGTAGAATTTCTTTTTGCTGTTCTGTGATTTTATTTTGTAGTTGTGAGATACGATCTTGGTATTGTTGCTTTAGATCAAACTCAAGTCGGTTCATTGTTGTTTTAATCATCAGGTAGTAAAACTTTCAACAACGCGGGATTGTTCTTCATCTACAAGAGCAAAACGAGGAGCAGCAACTACACGCTCCATAATCTTATTGTCATAGGAAGAATTATAAGAGATTTCACTATCCCTCAGAATATCGTGACATTCAATATCATTCTCAGCAATAACATTGATTAGTCCGCCATATTCCGAAGAAGGAAAAGGAACCCAGAAATCAACAATATACAGATACTTCATTTGTTTGTGTAAGTTACTCTTTAAGTTTAATGGTTAAGTGTGCCTTCGTCAAGTGTTTCTGCCAGTGTGCCCACTGTTACGATAGTCATAGTCATCATCGTTATCAGTATCTCTCATTAGAACATAATTGACAACAGTTCCAACAAAGACCCCAGCAAGAAAAATAATAGCAGTCATTGCAATCAATTACAATTAGAGTTTGCGGCACCAGCACCAAGAACGGCACCAAGTGGAATAGACCAACTCCAGGAGTCTTTCTTAGAAACTGCTGCTGCAATCCCACCACCAACAAGACCACCAAGAGTTGTTCTTGCTGCAGAACATCTTACACCTGATTGTTGTTGATAAGAATTTCCACAAGGAACATTATATCTTTGACTATTTACGTTTCCCTGAATATAATTTCCATATCGGTCATAATATCCAGGATTATAATTTTCTTGGTAATTAGTACAAACTGAATATGTGGTTACTTGTTGCGAATTTGCAGGAACTCCGATCGAGAACAAAGCAAATGAAAGGAATAAAATTGTTCTTTTCATTTTTCACAAAAACTCCATAATAAAATAATCTGCAGTAATTTCAAGTTTTGACGATTGCTGTTCAACCCAATTCCAAAAATCTTCAGTCATTCGATCAATTTGAATGTCTTTGCGGTTTTCATTGTAATCAATCAAAGGGATTTTCTCCTTTTCTAAGTTGTTCTTCTTCTTTAGGTCTCATCACCTTCAAATAGTATAGCATAATTTTACATACAACCGCAACCAAAGCGAAGTAGATTGCAGCAGCAAGTGGGAGTGTCATTTGATTTGATTACTCGGTGGTTGTTTGATGTTTTCTGTTACTTGACGACGATAGTATTCTTTATACATTTGCTCATCACGATGAATTAGAAAGATATTCCATCCAATCATAGCAGAGAAAACGATCAGTGCAGCAGCAAGATACTTTGGTTTCATTTGTTCATCTGTAGTGTAGGAACAGGCATACCACCTTCGGTAGGAACATAAATCGTCACGTTACCTTTATTGGCACCCTCTTCAAGTCCAGTGATATAAAGATACTGAAGATACTCACGGTTATCCTTCAGACTATCACCGATGATTTGGTTTGCTTTGGCAACACCAGTAGCACGAATAATCTCAGCATCAGCAAGTTGTTGAGCACTATCTTTCTTTGCTTGTGCTTCCAGAACTGCAACCTGACGAGTATATTCTGCCTTTTGCAGTTCTGCCTTACCAGCAAGAGATTGTTGCCACACATTGTATTGTGGACCACCAATGAATACGATAGCAGCAAATACACCTACGCCAAGCGCAATAAAAGCAACGCCAGGGTCAATAAATCCGTTTTGTTGTTTCATAGTTTTTTACCTTTAATAAAGTTCAGGGAGTAATCCAATCGTAACCACCGGGTTCTACAACCCTCTCAGACCCATCATACTCATCAATACGATAAGGACCAGAGACCTCATCAATAGCAAGTTTAGCACACATTCCGTCTGCTTTCTCGCCCAGTTCTTCTACAACTTGAACCAGAATAGGATCGTGACGGGAAACATTACGATCTGACCAAGTTTGTTTGGAATACTGTTCGTTAAAAGCAATACGTTCATCTTTGGTCATAGAACGCCAATCTTTTTGCTCATCAACTCGTTCTTCGGGTGGAACCAACCAAACAGTAAACATATCCAGGAAGTCACCATTTTCAATCCAAACTTCTTGACCTTTGATTTCCCAGTAACGCTTGCACGCTTCACGGGACAGATTGAACCCACCGTAGCAGGCATTATATACTACTTTAGTCACAGATTTTCAACCTCATAGAGAAGAACTTCAACTTCTTCCTCAGATAGATGCCCAAGAACATCATCAGTGATAGGAGTATCATAGCAGATATTCCAATCATCTTCAGTTCCTTTGATGACTGCTACCTCATACAGTCCTTCTTCGGAACCATATGAACCGCCAAATCCAAAAGGACTTGTAAAAGTAAAACGAACAACACTTACACCGTATCCATTATCAAAGAATTGACGGGCAGCAATACCACTGTCAGGATAGTTAGTGTGAGGTTTGAAATGTAGATCAGAGAAGTTCATAATTCAAACGTGAAGAGCAGCAGAAGGGATTTCAACGATTTCGGGAAGTTTGCTATCATCAAACTGGTTCATATTATAGCACACCCACTCACCATTACGGAAGAGATAAGCGTATTCTTCACTATTATCAGGGTTCAGGTAATCCAAGACACTTTCATCAAGGCGAGGAGGGCAATCTTCACCACGATCTTTATAATACTGAGGACCATAATCCTCATTCTGCATACTTT